CGTAGGGCACGGTCACGTCGTTGCCCGCGTACGAGATTTTCGGGCCTCGCGCGTAGAACAAGTTGTTCGCCGCACCGGAGGGCGCAAAGTTCGTTTGCGTGGTGTCGGCGATACCGGGGTGGATCGAGCTGACGCCGCCGGTGCCGGTACCGGTGAACCCGGTGATCACCTTGAAGCGGTGCGACAGGCCGATGCCACGGCGACGCGGCAGGCGGTTCCGCAGCGGCGTCGGACGCGGCGTCAGCAGCTTCGCCGGCGCCTCCAAGTCGAACGCGACCAAGCCGGTGCCCAGCGGGGACGTGGTGGTGATGTCCTTGACGAGGTCCGGCTGCTGCGACTTGAGGTCCGCCAGTGCGGACGTCACCGACGCGAGCGCTTCCGCGGACATGCCCTTGGTGATTTCCGGGGCGTCCAGGGCCTTCGTCAGCGCACCGTAGACGGTGGTGGGCTGCTGGGTGAAGTCGATACCCTGCCCGACCGCGAACGCCTGGGTGACGTCCTGCGCGGTGAGGGTACGGACCGGAGCAGAGTCCACGGCCGACATGAGCTCGTCGAAGCGAGTGGCGGCGTCGGCCTTGTTGAGGCTGGGGGCGTCCGGCGTGCCGCCGAACAGGACGTCAATGTTGGGCAGAGCCACAGCCCCGCCCTCCTTTCGTACGAAAGACCCCACCCCGTTGCCGGGTTGGAGCCTTGGGGATTGTCGTGGGGAGGTGCCGGGGGTCAGGCTTCGGCTTTGGCCATGAGCTGCGCGGCTTTCTCTCGGTAGCCCTCGCGCAGATCACGGTCGGTGACCTGATCGGCCTTCGCCAGATAGGTGCGGGCCTGCACGCGTAGCGCCTCGGCGTCGCCCTGACGGGCGGTCTGCTCCTGCGCGGCAGTGCGGGTCATGACCGGCCCGCCCGGCTGCGGCATGGCACGGAACTCCCCGATCGCGGTCTGCGCCTTCGCCAGTTCCGCCTCGAGCGCTTCGGTGCGCTCCTTGGAGACGGTGGTGGCCTCTGCGACAGCCGACTTGATGAGTTCGGCGACGTCTGCCTTGGTGATGAAGTCCTGGGTCTGGGTGGTGGCCGGTTCGGTGGCAGCCGGCTGCGGCTTGTCGGCCTTGGCCAGGTCGGCGGTGTCGGCGAACATCATGGTGTCGTCGCCCTGGTTCTCGGCCTGCTCACGGCGCACGAACCACTTGAGGGCGTCGACGGCATCCAGCAGGATGCTGATGTCCGCTGCCTCGTTCAGGTTGCCTGCGGCCAGGCTCTCGGCTTCGGCAACGATGAGGCCTGCGATGCAGGCGATGGCCTGCTGGGCGCCATCAATGTCGCCACCCTCGTTGCCCACCTCGCCCCCGGCCGGGGCGTCAGCCTTGGCGAGTTCCGGCACGAGGCCGCGAACGTCGCGGAGCAGCGCCTCCGCCTTCTCCACCATCGGGTCGACGGCAGCCGGCTCCTCGCGGGTGTTTTCCGCGGTGTCGTCGGCCTTGTTGAGGCTGCCGTCACCGTTCCAGTTGCTGGGCACCATGTCCTCCAATCCGAGGGCCTTGGCCCGCTTGCTGATGTGCCGTCTGACGGGGTCCTGGTCGGCGCCGCCGCTGCTGGCGGCCTTGATGGCTTTCCGCAGGTCGGCTTTCGTGTTGATCGGGTGCGAGCCGTCTTTCATGGCGCCCGACGCGGCGGCCTTCTTCTGGCCTGCGGTGGGCAGATCGGCCTTCATGGCTTCCGGGGCCGGGGGCTGCACGTGGACGTTCACCACGACGGACGCCGCTTCGTCCGCGGTGTCGGCCTTCACGGCTTCCGCAGTGACGGTGCCGGCGAGCGCGGCAAGCCCGGCGAGGGCTTCCTTCACTGGGGTAGCAAGCTGGTCGTACACGTCGCGGGACAGGCCGAACGTGTGGTCGGTCTTCTCCACGACCTGAGCGTCCTCGACAGCGGCCAGGTCACCGGCCGCGTCAGCCTTCGCCAGCTCGAACAAGCAGCCCGGGTTCGCAGGCCGGTCGACGACGCTGACCTCAATGATGGACCCGCCCGTCACCAGACCCTTCGGGGCGTCTACCTTCCCCATCTGGATCTGGGGGGCTTTGATGCCGACGGAGAAACCCTTCAGGACTCCGGTCTCCACCTTCTTCACGGCGACGGGGTCCACGATGTGCGCGGCAATGTAGTGCGCCCCGTCGTCGCCCTTGGACAAGCCGACACCGACACCGACCGCTCTCCGAGCATCGTGCTGCTCTCTGACGTTCCCGCCCTCGGCCATCCATTCCGGCATGGCCTGGTCCAGCCACCCTTGGTCGAGGCGCTGCTGGTCGCGATCCAGGGCGGAGGTGGCGGCAGGGCCGTACACGATGACCGTGCCGTCCTCTTGCTTCTCGGACTTGGTGATGGGCGCCCATGCGAAGGCGGTGGACTCGGACATGGTTCCTCCTCGCCCGATGCGCGGGCACGCGATGAGATAGGGGTTCAGGCCGGTGTGAGGCCACAACGACAGTTCGGGTGGGCTGGCGGTGCCTGGGAACCATCGGGCCAGGTCTCACCGGCTGTCCGGGCGCCGGCTGCCCCGTTGGCGAGGCACAGGGGGCAGGCGCCGGGCTCGGTGAGCCACCGCAACCTGGTAACGCCGGCGGTGGTGTAGGTGGTGCGGGCGGCTTCGTTGGAGGCGCGGTCGAGTTCGGTCAGCGCCACCCGTCGTGCCCACACCGGATCGCGCAGCACGTCCCGTAGCTGTCCGGCGAGTTGCCGGGTGGTCCAGCCCTCTGCGCGGGCCCGTGCCAGGACGCCGGCCAGGGTGTGCAGCCGACCCCGGGCGATGGTTTGCGCGTCGCTGCTGTTGCGGCTGCGGAAGACGTCCAGGGCCTGTGTGGCCCCGGTGGTGAGGGTGCGTTGGGCGGCCTGCTGGTCGCCGTGCCGCCACGAGAATATGGCGCGGCCCCGGTCCAGCACGGCACGGCCGGCGGCGGCACCGATGGCCCACCCTTCGGTCCAGATGCCGGTGAGGAGACCGGAGACGGTGGCGGTCAGGTCGATGCCCTGGGCGGTGAGCCATGCCGCCGCGAGTGCGGCCGCCCACTCCCCCGCGTTGCTGGCGTCGTCCGCTGGCTGAGGGCCGGTTGTGCCGGTGTCGGTCTTCACGAGTTCCTGCGCGAGCCAGCGTTCGGCGAGCTGGTCGACGTCGACGGCCGCCGTGAGGGCCCGTTGGATGCGGGTGGCCCACAGGTCGGCGGTGTCCTGGTCGCGGTCCCAGCCCTGCCAGTGGGCGGGCTGGTCACCGGCTTTTGGGGCGTCCTCACCGCCCGCGTACACCACGCCGTGCAGGTCAGGGGCGTCCGCCTTGGTGACCGTCTGGAACACGAACGGTCGCGCCGGGGTCGGGTTCTTTCGGGCCCAACGCCGGTAGGCGGCAAGCTCGGTCTTGACCGCCTCCGCCTGACCGTCGGCGGCGGGCTGCTCGGGGTCCGAGCCGTTGACGTCGCTGTCGGGACCGGCCGGGGCATCGAGACTGCCGTCGCCGTCCGCGTCGGTCAACTTCGGCCCCTGCACGGGCAAGACGGCTTCGCCTCCCGCCGCGAGTTTGCTCGCACCGTCGACGAAGATCAGACCCGAGTAGCCGTGAACGATCGGCATGTCTGCCTCGGGAAAGGTGAAGCGCGGCAATCCCAGCCGGTCCCGGTCCTCGTTCATGGTCACGCGACCGGACTTCAAACGGGCGTCCGCGACCGCGTCCGCCGCTGCCTCGTCTTCCTCCTCCAGGCCGAGGAACCGGAACTCGAGCTCGGCCGGCATGGCCAGGTGCTGGCGGCTTATCGCGGTGAACATCTGCTGCAACCAGCGACGTGTGGGGAGGGTTCCCTTGCGGTCCTCGACTGCGGCCTGCCCCTCGTGCCAGCCGGTACTGCCCAGACCGCCCTGCTCGGTGAAGCCGAGCTCGGCGAGGGTCGTGTCGAAGTGGGATGCCACCAGCTTGATCAGGTACAGGTCGTACTCGGGCTTGTACTTCTCCGCCACGTCGGTCTGGGTCTGGAGCTCCATGTTGGGTGGCAGGACCCGCAGGCGGTGCCGTTCGGCGGTCTGCCCGCTGTAGGCGTCGTTCAGGCCCCGCTCGTAGTCGAGGGTCTGCTGCGGTGTCCATCCGGCCCCGATACCAGTCTGCTTCAGCATGCCGCGGGGGACGGTGCCTTCGGTGTACTCGGCGCGGATCCAGCCGCGCCGGCGCAGCCACACGTCGATGTCTTCGAGGGCCTGCTCGGTCGCGGAGTACCCGTACTGGGTCCAGGTGCGGACGTTGCGGCGCTTGTAGATGAGCTGGTCGGAGCGGTACCCGTTGAGGATCTGCCCCTCGCCGTCCACGTCGGCCAGGAACTCGCCGCGGGGGAATCCCCACAGCAGCTGCTGGTAGGCGGGCTGCGGTGGCTGGGGCCGGCCACCGGTGTGGTCCCTCAGCACCTTGATCGTGGACCCGTCGATGATCTCCAGGGAGTGCAGGTCACCGCCGTAGGTGTAGCGGGGGTAGATCGCTACCGCGTCGAGGACGAGGTGTTCCTCGAGTAGTTTGCTGACCCACTCCGAAAACGACTCGCCCTCACGGACGTTGGGCTGCTCCCAGAATGCGGTGCAGCGTGCGATGTGGGGGCCGAGTCGCTTACCAAGGTCGGCTTCCACATCGGCGCGCGACAGGCTGGGGTTGTCGGCCTGCGCCTTCTCCACTGCGCCCTGCGTGATCGCGATGGTCCAGGCGGTGGTGGACACCTCGTTCTTGCGGATCTCGATGCAGCGGCGCGGCAGCCCCCCGTGCTCTGCCGCATCCCGCAGCACCTTCCACGGCACCAACCGGTCAGTGATGCCCGGCAGGTTCGTGGACACCTGGTACTCGGTCAGTCGCGGCTCGGGCCGGCCACTGTCCGGGCGCAGCGGGTCGATCGCCCCGGGGATGACCGGCACACCCGGCCCGAACGCCACCATCGGGTCGGTGCGCGGCAGCGGAACGAGTGTGCCGGTGCCCGGGGTGACAGCGACCGAGCCGAGGAGCGCCGTCACCTGACTAGCGGTGAACGTCGATGCCCCCGCCGACACTGGGGCGTCGGCCTTGGTGGCGTCAGGCTGCTGGACGGTACGACGGAAGGGGTTCCAGCGAGGCACGGCGCCTCCTTTCCTGCATCGGGACTCATGTGCCGTCGGGCGGTCTTGGGTTGTTGCCGTAGCCGCGTAGCCAGTCCATGGCCTGTTCGGCGCTGTGCTGGCCGGCGAGGAGCCGGTTCAGTGCCTGGCTGGTGGTGTCGACCTGGTCGTCATTGCTGGCGTTCGGGAAGGCACTGTGCTCGGCCACGTAGTCGTCGATCCACGGAGCCAGCGACGGATCGGGAAGCCACACATTCCCGGCCTCTACGTACGGTGCGACCGAAGACGCCCGGGCGTACTTGGAGTCCATCGGGGTGATCGGGATGAGACCAGGCACGGTGGACTGAAGCTGCGCGATGATCGCCGGGCCGTTCGCTTTGTCCTCCACGAACTTCGCGAACGACTGCGGCCACTTCGCCGACAGCGCTTTCACCGCTTGCTGCGTGGCAGGAAAGTCGAGCCGGTCACGTATCTGGTCCAGCAGGTACACGCTCGCCCCGAACCGGGCCCACACCTGCCCCACCACAAAGTCGGACTTCTTGGTGTCTTTGAACGTCATGTCCCACGACTGGATCACCTCGTCCGCGTCGTGAACCCACATCGTGCCGTCCTCACGGCGGTACGCCTTCGGCGCCATGTACCAGCGCCAATGCGACCGTTTGAACAGGCCACCCTCAGCCGGGGCCGGACGGCCTTGATAGAGCGAGTCCCAGGTACGGGAGCCAACGTCGTCCCTGGTGTCTTGCCAGTCCTTGGCGGTGCGGCCACGAGCAGACAGCAGGAACTCGCCCGGCTCACGGCCGAGCGGATCCCTCTCCCCCTTGTAGGGATCGTGGTCGGCCTGCGCCGGGATGTTGATGTACCGCCACTCTTTGCGGACGTCCTGCGCGAGGAGCCGCCCAGCAAGATCATCTTCGTGCCAGCGGGTGAGTACGACGATGACGACGGTGTCCGGACCGAATCGCGTGCGCGCGGTGTCTGTCCAGAAGTCCCATGCGGCCTGTCGGAACGTCTCCGACTCGGCCTGCGCACGGCCCTTGATCGGGTCGTCGATAATCAGGCAGTCCACAGGGCGGCCGGTCAGCGCGCCTGAGATACCGACGCTGTAGACGCCGCCCTGGTGGTCCTCGATCTGCCATTCCCCCGCGGACGCTGAGTCACGGCGGACCCGCAAACCCAGCTTGTCGGGGTTCGTTTTGATGTCGTTGCGGATCGCGCGGCCCCAGCGGCGCGCCGTGTTCGCCTCGTAGGAGGCGATGGCGATACGCGTGTCAGGGTCGCGGGACAGCATCCACGCCGGGAACGTCCGTGAGACGCGCTGACTCTTCCCTTCCTGCGGGGGCATCGAGAAGATCAGCCGCTTCGTACGGCCTTCGGCGCAGTCGATGAGGACGTCATCGAGCAACGCGAGCGCCGGCGTCCGCACGATTTTGGGGTCCAGTTCGCGGGCCAGATCGTGCGGTGTGGGGTACCGGGCGCCTGCCTCAGAACGGCCCTCCAGCCGGTCAGCGGCCATGGCGAGCGGGTCAGCGATGGCGAGCATGGGAATGCCTCCTGCGAGTGGTACAGGCGGCCGTACAGGGAGGTCAGACGGCTCTCAGATGGCGGGCGGCGACCTTGCGGGCCTCGTCGGCCTCGTGCCCGGTGACGCCAGCGGACGCGAGGGCGGCTTCAATCGCGGACACGACGATTTCGGTCTGCCGTTCGGAGACGCGGGCCATGCGGTCTTCGATGTTCAGGCGGGCGATCATGCCGAGGACCTGGGCACAGCGGTCCATCGCCCGTTCGTACAGCATGATTTCGGCGCGTAGCTGCTCGTTGCCGGCTGCGCCTTCGTACCGGATGCGGTCCCCGAGCTGGTTGACGATGCCGGCGATGGTCTCCTGCCAGGCGACGGCTTGACCGGCGAGCCGGGACAGGGCGGTGAACGGGTTGTCGATAGGTGCGACGTCCAGGCCCGCGAGGACTGTACGGGCTTGGCGTTCGGCGTGCTGGGCTGCGGCGGCGGTCCGCTGGTTGCGGGTGTTCCCGCCGTGGAGGCGGCACTTCGCGACTCCGGGGTGGTCCGTTCCCCAGCCGGCTGCGAGGCCGCATGTCTCCCCGGGGTCTCCCTGCCGCTTTTGTGCCCCGCATCGGGGGTAGTCCCCTTCAGCACGCTCGGGACGCAGACTCATTCCCGACTCCTCTGGTTCAGCCGTAGGGCCCGGGGCGGCCGGTCACGGCAAGGTGGCGGCGGGAGATCACTTCTAGCCTCTGAGGCTGGTGAGGAGTGTCTTCACGAGCTCGAAGGACTGATGCTCGTTGAACCCAGCCGCCAGGTAGGCGAGGTACATCTCGTGGAGTTGTGCTGCTCCGGCGGCGAGTTCGGTGATGGGGTCGGTCGGCTCAGGCATGGTGTGGCCTCCTGGTCACGTTTCGTCGGTTGCCTCCGGCGTAGTGCCGGGTGCCGCGGTGGGGGGAGTCGCCAGCAGCGCGCCCAGGATGCTGCCGGGTCAATCCCGGCTCCTCTGGTTCAGGCGGAGGGCCCGGGTTCGTCGGTCGCCGATGGCCAGGACGGCGTCGACGGCCTTCAGGTCGCCTTTGAGGGCGGAGGGCCACACGGCGGCTTGGAGCCGGTCGTAGCGCAGCACTTCGAGGACTCTGAGCGGGTCCATCGGCAGGCCGTCGTACTGGGTGTCAGCGACCGCGGTGGCGGCTTCCAAAGCGTCAGTGGCGTCGGGGTAGTCGAGTCGGTCGGCGATGGTGTGCCAGTCCACGCCGGCGAGGCGCAGGTTGAGGGCCTGCACGGCGCGTGGGTCGTCGGTGGGCTGTTCGTGGTCGGTCATGGCTGTCTTCCTTCATCGCGGCCACGGGCTTTCCCGTTTGGTTGTCCAGTTGATATTGACACTCTTACGGCAACCCGATAGATTGTCCATATCACAAGGTCAACCAAACCGAGGGGTGCACGATGCGGAACCTGCGAAACGTCGCCGATGAAGAACTGGCCGAGCTGTACGGCAACGGCGACGAAGCCATGCAGGCCGCAGTGCTCGCCGAGGCCACCCGCCGGGACCGCAAGTCCGCGCAGACCGCCCGCGACAAGGCCCGCTGGGCAGCGGTGCACGCCGAGTGGCAGGTCTGGGCGCACGCCCAGTTCACCGCCGCCGAGAACGAGACGCGCGGGTACCTCCTCAACCGCGAGGGCGTCGCAGCTGGCATGGAACCTTGGTCGCTGTGGACCGGGTCTCTCGCCCATGCGATGCGCTACGCGTCCGAGGAACTCCAGGAGTTCTGGACCAAGAACCCGCGGCTGACGGTCAGCGCATTCCGTGAGGAGCTGCGCAAAGCGAACCGGTAACCCCGCCTGTGGGGGCGGCCAGTCCGCCCCCACCCCCCGCCTTCAACCCGCCTGCGAGAGGAACCCCGAGATGAGCAGCAACAACACGCGGAAGACGACCAGCAATGCGACCCCCAGTGACGAACTGGAGGGGCAGGGGATGTTGTGGGCGGGCATGTCGCCGGCGGACTTCAGCACGGACGCCAAGTCGGTGCAGGGCGCGTTTTTCCCGGTCCCGGACCGCTTCGGGACGCTGGACCTGTTCGACTCGCTGGACGAGTAGGTTTAGGTTTTCCTTGTCAACGCGACAATCAATCTTCGGAGGTTTCCATGCCTGACGTTTCCCTGCCGCCTGTCGAGGAGCTCGTCTCGATCGCGCGGAAGGTGCTGGAAGGGGGCGGGACCCTTGACGCGGCGAGTCGTGCGCTGGATGCGTACGCGCCGGCCGTCGACGAGGTGGCCGATGCCCCGGCGATCGCGGAGTGGCTGGGCATCAGTTCGGCGTCGATCTACCGGGAGCGGTCGCGTACGCGGGCGGATGGTTCGGCGGCGTGGCCTGAGCCTGACGGGAAGTTCGGCCGGTCTGGGGTGTGGCGGTATCGGACGATCGTCCTGCATCGTGCGTCGATGCCAGGTCAGGGCTCGGCTGGTCGGGGTCGGCCCCGTAGGCGGGTTGACGGGCAGTGAACCCCTCCGATAGATTGTCCACATGAACAAGACAACCAGTCAGGGTGAGCTGTTCGCCGTCGAGACCGTGCCCTACGTGCTGACCGTCAAGCAGCCGTGGGCATGGTCCATCATCCACGCCGGCAAAGACATCGAGAACCGCAGCAGAGCGATCCGATACCGAGGGCTCCTCCTCATCCAGGCCGGCCAGCGCTACGCACCCGAGGGCGACACGTGGGTCAAGAACCTCGGGATCGACCTGCCCGACGATCTGCCGACCGGATGCATCATCGGATCCGTACAGGTCACCGGGAGCTTCCAACGCTCCTCCTCCCGGTGGGCGATGCCCGGATATCACCACTGGCAGCTGACCGACCCGAAGCCCGCCACGAGGCTGCTGCCCTGCCGGGGAGCACTGAACCTGTTCCGCGCCCCCGACAACTGGCAGGACGCTTTCTAACGCGCCGGCGGCCGGTACTCGAACGAACGGGTAAGCAGCCGGCGCGGGTCCACGAACCGCGCCCGCAATGACGCATCCTTGCTGGGCGACTTCAAGCTCGAGCCCAACGACTTGGACGTCTTCTCCTGCCACCGCGGTGAGCGTGTGCAGTAGGCGATCACGGCCGGATGCGCGATGACCCGCCGATACCGGAACCCTCGCTCATACAGGAACTGACCCACCCATTCAGACATGCGGCCACTGATACCCAAGCCCTGATAGTCGGGCAGCACAACCGACCGGTGATCCATTTTGATGTTCTTCACCGCCGCGTGCGGGAAGTGCATGTAGGCCGTGAACGCCACCAGCTCGTCGCCGATTAAACCGCCGAAGCTTCGCGCCGAGCGGTGCAAGTCGCTGCTCAGATAGTGATGACGGCGAAACAGTGGCCAGACGGTGTGGTCGACCTGGTGAACGCGGAGCTCGAGCGGGGGGTGGGGTTGAACCGTCCTCCACGCGAAGGAGCCGGCCGCAACGTCGTACACCCAGTCCGGCTGAAGCCAGTCAGCCACGTCGTAGTGACAGGTCACGGCAACGAACTGCCGCTCCTGCTGGCGTACCGCCTTCTGCACCGTGTGCGAGGCGACCTTGGCGACCTGCCGATCCACCACCGACGTGAACTCGTCTACCACGACCGTTCCGTCCGTCTCGGCGAGCGCACGGGCGATCGAGGCCCGAAAGCCCTCCCCGTTCGAGAGGGTGTGAAACGGCCGCATCCAGGCCGGCGGCGAGCCCAGCCCTACCTGCGACAGCAGATTGATGATGTCGCGGATGCCCATGTCGGCGGGAAAGTCGTCCAGGAGGGAGCGTTCCCCTGACCACTCGTACTGGACGCTCATCTGGTCGGGCCACATGTGCCGGGCCAGGGTGGACTT